GGTGGACTTGTTTCGATGGTGGTGATAGTTATTCATGGCATAATCACAGTCAGTTTTTTCTTATAGCGACTTATTATGTAGCTAACGAATCTGAACATAGCCCTATAGCATTTAGAAATCCTATGGGTAATTTAATTGAAGCCTGGCTACCTGGCAAAATGACAGGTGTAGACACGGAAGTTATTATTAAACCTCAAACAGGAGATTTAATGATATGGCCTGCCTGGTTAGAACACTTTGTATATAATAAAACATTATGGGACTTAGAAAGACATAATGATCCAGATGCAAAGTTTCATAGAGGTGGTAATTTTAACAAAGCAGTAGCAGGTGTAGATACAATAAATACACCGTACGATACTATAAGAAAGAGTATCACAATAAACTACATGAAACCAGCAGAATTGTTTGGTTACATGGTAAAATATTTAGAAGGTAAAAATGAATAGAGAAGCAGTATTTGAACAACTAAAAATAGACGAAGGAGTAGTAAATGAAATCTACCTTGACCACCTCGGTTATCCCACATTTGGAGTCGGTCACCTTGTCCTCGAAAGTGACCCGGAATTCGGAGGGGCAGTTGGAACACCAGTTACTGAAGAAAGAGTCAGGACGTGTTTTGAAAGAGACCTTGATATTGCCGTTGGAGAGTGTGAACTATTATACGAAGATGGGATATTTGGAAACTTACCAGACGAGGTCCAGCAAATCTTGGTTAATATGATGTTCAACATGGGAAGAACTAGATTATCTAAATTTAAGAAAATGCACGCAGCAATACTAGAAAGTGATTGGAAAACTGCTGCAGTAGAAGGAAGAGATAGTCGTTGGTATAACCAAGTTACTAAACGTGCTGAAAGATTAATGGTAAGACTAGAACAAGTCTAAACGATTTTATAATTATTTAATACTCTAGTCATACTAGAGTCTAGTGGGAACCTAGAATTAGCTTTCATTATAGCAGCAATAGCTTGAGAACTATCTCCACCGCCCGTTACAGTTGGTCCGCCAATATTAATAACTGGTTGATTTGCAGCCAATTCTAATCCATCAGATAAGTCTGTCATATTGCCTATTGCATCCGCTGTGGGGACTGTATCTACTTTAGCTTGTCCTGTAACAGCGTCTGTAGTCATACCAACATTTCCTGATGTATTCATTGCAACTTTTTCCATTGTTGCTTCTGTATTTCTCTTTTGATCTTGTAAGTCCTCTAGGAAACTAATATCATCTGCTGATAAATCATCACCTTCTTCTGAGAGTAGTGATTGAATATTTTTATCAGTTCCTACTTCTTTCATCTTTGCTCTATTAATTTTAGATTCGCCAAAAATAACTTTTTCAAATGCACCATCGATCTCTAATTTTTTTACTTCTTTTTCTGCATCGTTTGTTGTAAACGCATCAGCAATGGCTGTGCCTGCGGAAGATGCTGCTACATAACCAACTCCTGCACCTACAACACCACCTACAACAGTTCCAACAGGTCCCGCAAATGTACCTAATGCTGCTCCTACTTTAGCACCCGCAATTGCTCCTGCTGTTCCTGTAGCAAATCCAGATACATTCTCCGCTCTATCAGCATCAGCGCTGTCCTCAGAATACAGTTCTCCTGTTCTAGTATCAATAGCGGTTTCATCTCCTGCTTGGGCTCTTTCTAATAAGTCCCTTTGTTCCATATCATCTTTAACTCTGAAACCCGCATCTAGTGCAATGGCTCCTACACCAAGAGCTCTTCCTGCAAATCTAGCAGCTTTAGATAATCCACTTGGCGGTTTAACATCGTCTGCTACATCTGTTACAGTCTTTGTCATGTTTTGTATTGTTTGTCCTTGTGGACTATTAGTAGGGAACCATTTACCTGACTTAGCTTGAACTGATGGGACACCTTTAGGAGGTGTTGTAAATCCTCCTCTAGGAACTTTAACATTTGTCGGAGGTTTGCCTGGTCTTGTTGTTACCTGTGGTGTACGAGTCCTGACATTTCTTGGAGTCCTAGTTTGTGGAGTCCTAGTTTGTCCTGGCCTCATTGGTGGGCCCATTGGCATATCCATACCTCCACCACCTTGCATATCTGCAAGTAGATCTCTTATTTCTTCTAGAACCTCTAATTGTTTTTCTTGTATTGATTCTGTGTCTTGTCCTGTTCTTGATCCTACTAATGCCTTTCTAGGATCAATCTTTTCAGGATCACGTTTTTGAAAATCTTCTCCTTTTAAAAACGCCTCTAAACTATCGCTTACACTCTTTTGATCTTGCCTGGATACTTCGCCTTGTATTAGTTCTTGTTTTTCTTTCTCATTTATGTCATCTTGAGATGTAATCATTTGACCGAATTTACTATTATTTAACTTGTCAATAAATCCACTCATCAATCCGCCTGCAGCACCTTTTGCTGTAAAGTCATCACCTTGGCTAATATTAAACATCTCTTTAAAGTTTTGACCAGAAAAGAATCCTTGATTTTGTGTTCCTTTCATTAGTGCGTCTGTATCTAAACCACTATTAATACCTGTTCTTTGTTCGTACGCAGCTAGTTTTGCTATTTCATCTTTTGCTTCTTTACTATCACCTGATGTCTCTTGTTTTCTTGTAGCTTCTAATACTCGATTTATTCTTTTAACTAGGTCGCCTTCACCTTCTTTGTCTCTTAGTATTGCTTGTTCTAATGCAGTTGAATCTGCTTGTGCCATTAATTTTAAGTTAGCGGACGCTCCGCCTTTTATAGCATCAGATGATATTTTTGTGGGCATTATATTACCCATTACTTGCGCTAAGCCCTGTGCTCTAGCTCCTGTTTCTTGTGGACGACTATCATTTCCGGGTATGTTATCAGGATCATTATCAAAAGGTTCGCCACCACCGGTGTCTCTTACACCACCTTCTACTTTTCTGTGTAGGCTATCTAGACTAGCTTCTATTCTTTTACGACTTTCCTTAGCACCTTTGTTGTGCCTTTGTTCTTGCTCAATACCTTTTGTATTGGCCTTCGCAACTTCATCAAGCTTTCTATCAGATTCACGTCTTTGTAACATATCCCCAACCTGTGTAATGTTAAGGATTTTATTACTCTTTGCGTGTCCCTCAATGTCCTCTATTTTTGACGCAATATCTCCAGCAAAATTACCTAAATCTTCTTTAGTTTCCGAATGAAGTTTCCTAAGATCTTCATTATCGGTTGCATCTGATATTGCCTTTTTTATGTCCTTTTCGTCCATTTACTTTATCCGCTTTGTTTCGCTCTCGCTTGTGACCTCTCGGCCTTTTTATTTAAATGTTCTACTAAATATGTTATATAAACTTCTCTTTCCCAAGGCATCATATTCTCCAACTCTGTTAAACTATAATTATGTTCTTGCATTAACAAAAAATTTGTCTTATAGTAGTTTTCAAGATTCTCCTGAGAAAGAGTCATGCGAAAAAATGTTCTGCACCATTAATGTTAATTGTATTATCAGTATCACATTCAGGACACTTATAATTAACCTCATGTGACATCATTGGCATACTGTCAAAATATTCTAACATCTCATTGTATGCCGCTACCGGTAAACTATCTATAAATTGTTCAATTTCTTCTGGTGTTTCATCTTCTACAGTAATAGTTTCTTCTCCTACTGTTACAGATGCTAGACATGCTTTAATATAATCAAACATATCGCCTGAACCATTTACAGTATCATTGACAGTAGGGTATTTTAATTGTAATACAATACCTCCATCTAAATCTAATCTACCTGTTTTCATTTCTCCCACAATATCCAAATCTTCTAACTTTAATTCATAAGGAATTTTGTGTTCACAGTTTCCACAAATTAAAGTGAATTGCTGTGTTCCTGTTACAGACTTTTCTTTACAACGTATGAACAAATGTTGTAAATCAAACATTGTAATTTTGCCTGCGTCCACTTTTCCAAATGAACAATTTTGTACTACTGTTTTACAAGCTTGTACCATATCTTCGAATTGTCCGCCCTCATTTGCTAACATAAGAACTTTCTCTTCCTTTACCAACCATGGTCTAAAAGTAAAGCGCTTTCCTGTCGACGGTACCTTTAATTCAAATGTTGGCGTATCAATTTTTGGTAATGCCATAATTTTCTCCTATAATATATCTCTATGTGCCACCTGATCCATTTTGTAATTTTGGATCTTGATTCTTTTCTTTATTTTGTTTTTCCTCTTCCGAACCTCTAAACAGATTTAATACCCAATCTCTTACAGCTGTTCTTGTGGAGTTTTCTTCTGCTCCGCCTGTAGGATTAAAGTTATCGGGTTTACCAATGCCTACTGTAATAGCAGTAGACTCCCAATATGCTGCTGAGACAATAAGTGTTGCTCTAGCTATGCCAGAGTTACCCATTGACAACGGTATAAGGTTAAGGACTTTGGGTGTAACTTCATGTAATACCCATGCTTTTCTGTAACGATCTTTCATGTCTAAAGATGCAATTGTAACTCTACCCCAAGTATCTGCTGGGTATGCAACTTGTTTGGATGTAGGATCTACACAATGTGCCATCCATCTTTCAAACTGTTCTCTTAATCTCCAATCAACATCACAATAAAAAGTTAAATTGATTTCGTTACCTAAGAACCCTATATTATTGTTTCTGTAATGTGTCCAGGGTCCTAAATTAAATTCTTTGTTTGTTAATACCATACCAGGTATTTGGACTTCTTCACAATATATGGAAAAGTCACTTACTAATTCTCTATCGCTTTTTCCTTCGCCTGACATTGAGGGAGGAAACGATACCTGTACCTCAAATCTTTCTGAACGTGCTAATTGCCTACGTCTGATTTCAGACATAAACGAAGTAGCGTCCCAACGCTGATTACCTAACTGGGTAACTGGTCCTTCTATTTCTTCATCGCCTACTTTTACTGAAGGTCTTTTTAAATCAAACCATCCCATTATAAACTCCCCATACCTACACTAGGTTTTTTCTTTCTTTGTTCTTCTAACATTGTTTTTCTATAAACAGTTCTATCTGTTGCTCCGGTAAATTGTTGAGTTGGTAAAAATACTGCTGAACGCCAATGTATTGGATTTACCTTATAAAATCTACTTGTAACCTGACCAAAAATATATTTTTTAACAGCATTTTTAATCTGCGGAAATTGTGAGTATCGTTTTACAATTTGCCAGCTAGCGTTTAATTGTGCTTTTTCATCAGTAAGTTTTTCCGTTGTTTCTCTTAATGCCCCTAAAACTTCTGCTCTAAATAAGGGCGGTAAATAATGTAAGTTTATACCACTAAATCCTCCTATATTAGGAAGTGGCTCTATAATTATTGATAAAGGAAATTTATCATAATAAGGTAAAGTTTCTGCGTGTTTAGCATCGTATGTAAACATCATCATATTACCTGAATCAATACTTGTTTCAAATGAACCTAAGTCAGAACTAAAAACTGATTGAGGACTATTTACTCCATCAGCAAATTGCCTAACTGCGTTGATATACCAGCGATCTGAACGTTCTACATCGCCGGCTTCAAGTCTAATCTGTCTGAACTCGTTGGTTGCCATGTAAGTATTTATAAGTTAAATGCCAAGTTCTTTTTCAGTTACAAGCATAAAAGTTAAATTCTTTTCTTTACAAAATATCTCTGCTGACTTCCATTTTGCCTCATTTACAGCATAATTAGCAACTTCCTGTAAATACCTTTTTGTTTTTCTTCTTTTTTCTGGGGGCTTTGTAAAGCGTTTGGGTTTAACTTCTATTAGATATGCTTTCTTATGACCGGTTTTATCAGTTACTTCTACATAAAAGTCTACGAAATATTTGTGTATTCTGTTATCCATAGGGTTACGATAAGGTATCGCTATTTCCTCTGATACCCATCCTGTTACGGATTCATTCTTATCACACCAATTCATAAACTTTAGTTCGTAACTTGAACGATAAGTTATATTCGTGACATTACCTAAATATTTAGAATAATTTTTAGGTATGAACTTTCCTTTATATATTTCTTTAGCGTAGACCATATAAATAAAGTATTAACTAGAGGTATTTATAGTACAATGACTAAGAACATTAGAGACGGCGGTCAAGGTTCAGGAGGCCCAACTGATGGTTGGAAACGAACTAATGACGCACAATCGGGCAGAGAATTAGGAGGACCCGGCGGTGAAAATGTCGCATACCCATCAGGAACAGGACGAGGAGCAGATTTAGGAGCGCTTGCAAGTGTTTATCCTCAAGACTTATTCCAAGGTAATCAAATTAATGCAGTAGGTTTCTATATAATATCTAAAAAGAAGTTAGGTTCAGGCGAATCAAATAGAGGTGTAGCACTATCAGGTGCAGGATCAACCAAAGCAGGTGTAAATGCCAAAGCAGCAGCAGATAATTATTTGGCAGATTATTTTAAAGGCGATAAAGAAAGCGCAAGTGAAGGTAACAGAGCAGATGCAGACACATTCGGATCTGTTGCAACGGGTGCTTTTGGAGCGGCAGCATTATCAGTAGTTGCTTCAGGTTCTCAAATAGGAGACGCATTTTCTACTACACAAAAAGCAATAGGTACAGGTATTGGTGTAGCTGCGGGTGTTGCAATGATTAATCCTTCAACAAGTAAACTATTCAGAAGTAATGTTGGAGAATTTACATCTCAAGGAATATACTTATATGTTCCGCAATCAATTATAACTGCTTACCAGGCCAACTATGATGAAACAGAATTGGGTATGGCAGGTATGCTAACAGGCGGTTTAGATTTTAACATGGCAGAATTAGGAGAAGCATTAGGATCAGCAGGTAGAGGACTAATAGGTTCAGCTGCCAACTTACCTAGAGCTTTAGGAGTAAATGCAGACTTTGCATCAGCATTACAAGCAACAAGTAAATTAGCGGACAACCCATATAAAGAACAATTATTTAGAAGTATGGGATTTAGGAAGTTTAGTTTTCAATATATTTTCTCTCCTAAAAATGCTGATGAAATGACACAAGTAGAACAAATTATTAAAATATTTAAATTTCATATGCACCCGGACGCGTCTCCCGAAAGTGTATTTTTACAATATCCATCAGAATTTGTAATTGAGTTTTTAAGAACAGAACCTGGAAAACCACCCCCGCCCGCTGAAGACGCTAATGATAATACTGAAGAAGATGGAGATAAAGAACCACCTACACCGCCAGCAAATGAGGTAGTTAGAAATCCTAACTTGCCTAGAATAGCAAACTGTGCTTTAACTAATGTAAAAGTTACATACGGACCAGATGGTTTCTTTACAACATTTAAAGGCTCAGGTGGTAAAGCAACAGAAATAACAATGGAACTTCAATTTACAGAACTCGAAGTTCTTACAGGCGAACATATTAAGGCAGGATTCTAATGTATTTTAAATATTTCCCAAAAACAATGTACTCATATACAAAAGCTGGAAAGAAAGAATTCACAGCGGTAACAGATATATTTAGAAGAGTTATTGTAAACCAATTTATACCTGACGCATCTAGATTAAGAAAACATTATGTGGGAGATGGAGATACACCAGAAATTTTATCACATAAATTATATGGAACAACAGATTATCATTGGGTAATATTATTAATTAATAACATTGTAGACGTGAACAAAGAATGGCCTTTAGCACAAGAAGACTTAGTAACATATTGCGAAGACAAATATGGAGTTAATAATATTAAAGACGTACATCATTACGTCCTAGCATCAGACGATACAATTATTGTAGATTGGGATGCTGGTTTAGTGTCAAATGGAACTTACAAAGAAGTTACCAATTTTGAATATGAGGAAAATTTGAACGAGGAGAAAAGACAAATATTAGTCTTAGGAAGTGAATATATATTCAGTATAAAATCTCAGTTCAAAAAATTAATTAAGTAAGGTTAAATAATGGAAAAGGAAGTAATCCAGAAAGTTGGTCAATACGAAGTAGAGGAATTCTCAATTAAAAATAACTATGGTGCTGATGCAGTAATCTTAAGTAACTTCATGGCAGAAATGGTTATATACGAAGATATTTTTGCTCCTTATATGCACGGAGTAATTACAATAGCAGATTCAAAAGACCTTATTAATGATTTAGGTATACACGGCGGAGAAACAATTAACATTAAATTTAGGTCAACAAGTTTAGATGATGATCCCGTAAATATAATTAATAGAAGTTTTATTGTTTATGGTATCGCTAATAGAGGTATGGTAAATGATAGACAACAAGTATATGATTTAAAATTTGTATCGCCTGAGGGTTACGATGACCAATCAAAACCTTTAAGTGGAACGGTATTGTTAGAATTAAAAACAGGTGCAAAAGATATATTTGATATGAGGTTATCAGGAAGACCTAGAACAGAGGACGGAGCAAGCAACGAATTAACAGTTAATGAAGAACCAGAAGCCTCAGAAATAGCATACATTTCTAATACATGGACACCATTACAAAACATAATGTATCTTACAAAACTTTGCAGAAATGGCGCCGGAGTTCCTGATTATCTTTTCTTTGAAACTAACAAAGGATTTTATTTTAATTCATTATCTACAATGATAAATGACCAAGCAGAAAGTCCTTTTGATCTTTATTCATATGTACAAGAAGGTCAACCACCTGTAAGTAAAGAGGGAGAATCTTTAACAAACAATCTTTTCCCTGACAATCCTGGTTACTCACAGTTTAATGAAATAGAAATACCTAGAACAATAGATGTTTTAGAAGGACAAACGTCAGGACAATATGCAAGTAATACAATAATGGTAGATTTCTTTAGTAAAGAAAAACAAATCATTACATCTGATATAAGATCAGACATGGCTGTATTAACAAAAACAGATGCGGGTTTAGGAACTCCTGCTTATGTTCCTCGTAATTCATTACAAAAAACAACAATGATGTATGGTAATTCTATACTAAATACACAAAACAAAGCAGGATTTGGTGTGTTAGATGGAGAATATGTACAAGGCTGTGGAGGTTACGCATATAGTGCAGCATTTAGAAAACAATATCTTTATTCATTTAAAGATTATTCTTTTGAAGTAACAGTTCCTGGAAGAACAGATATAGAAGCCGGAAGACTTATTAAAGTAGTATATCCAAGAGGTATAGAAAAAGCGGCAGCGGAAGATGAAGAAGATACTTTAGATCCTGTATTAAGTGGCAATTATTTAATTACAGCAATTGCTCACAGATTTAAACCAACAGATTATACAATGAATATGAATATAGTTAAAAATGGATTGTTACAACAGGCGGGACCAGTAGAGGACGATGCGAATATATCGTATGGAGGATAAATTATGACAACAAATATTGATAACCCTACTTTTATCTGGTGGACAGGAGTCGTAGAAGATATTGCTGACCCTTTAGAAACTGGTAGAGTAAAAGTAAGAATTTTTGGATATCACAATCCAAATAGAACAGAATTAGAAGTAAAGGAGTTACCGTTCGCTACTCCTATTATGCCAGTAAGTAATGCCGGTGTAAATGGTATAATGGAAAATCATAGTTTGGTTTGTGGATCAATGGTAGTTGGTTATTTTGCTGACGGCGAAGACGGGCAAATACCAATGATATTAGGTTCAATAGCAGGACAATATCCGTCAGGACATAAATTTTTAGATACAGGATTTGAAGACCCAAATAAAAATTGGCCCAGAGACAAAGATAAACCAGATGGATATGCTGGTAAAGGCGAACCTGATGTTTCAAGATTAGCAAGAAGAGATGCTGAAAGTCATTACAACTTAAAAAACAGAAGATCAAATAGAGAGACAGGAATATTAATAGCAAAGGCTCCTGATTTATCTGAAGACGGTTTCGGTGCAGCAGGCAATAATAGACCAGGAACTGAATACGAAAATAAAACATGGGACGAACCACATCCAAGAGGCAATCCTACAGACAATGATCCGGCAGGGGATTTTGAACCTAAGTATCCAGAAAAAGATGCAGCACCCACAGGTGATGAAACTTCCATATATCCATTTAATGTTGTCAACGAAACAAGGGCGGGTATAGTACACGAAAGAGATAACTCACCTAAAAATATTAGGATACATGAATTCCATCCTGCAGGAACATGGTATGAAATTCATAGCGACGGAAGTAAAGTAGAAAATATTACAAAAAATAATTATCAAATAGTCGCAGGTAATGATAGTGTTTTAATCAGAGGTAAATGTAACGTAACGATTGAAGGTGATTGTAATATGCTTGTAAAAGGAAACTATGTACAAGAAGTAGATGGAGATTATCATTTATCTGTAGCAGGAACTAAATACGAAAAAATTAATGGCAACCACATGAAAGTGGTAGGCACGGATCAAAACTATACAATCGCAGGAAATAGACAAGCGCGTGTTTCTAAAGATGATATGGAAACTATTACAATTAATCAAACTAAATCTGTAGGCGGAACAAAAAGAACAACTGTAAATGGTTCTGTAAAAGAAAACTATGGAAGTTTCCTAAGTACAAATATTAAAGCACATCGTATAACAGTTATTGGTGAAAATGATAAAACAACTATTGGTCAAGATTTAGTTCTAGCAGCAGGCGGTGTTTCAAAATTAATGTCAGCAAAAGACCAAGTTCTTATGACAGCTAAAAACCAATTCATACTTGTAGGTGCTAAATTTGTAGGTGACGCTGACGCTCCAATAAAAGCTAAAGGATTTGAAGACAGAGATGGAACAAATACAGATTACAAACAAGTTATTGAAGCAGAAGGTAAAATTGATACAGACGCACCAGAAATTGATATTGATGCAACAACATCAATGGAGATAGATGCTCCAGATTTAAGTATAGATGGACCGGCTGGAAATATTACATCTAATAGCGTAACATTACATACACATACACACCCGCAGAATGATGGTAATGATGCAGGTGGTGGAACAAATACAAGTGCACCAAACGCAGGATGATAGGAGATTAAATGGCAACTATTAGTAGAGGTGGAATATTACAAATTAAGGTTACCGATCCCGGCCGTGCGTTACTTAGCGGCGGCTCCAATGTAACAGGGGCAAGGTACCTCGGAAAACCTAATATCATATCAACACCTACCTACACCGAAACACGCTATGATAAAACAGGTTCTGGTGCAATATTTAAAATAGATACATCTGGTGAGGGAGCAAAAGGCGGAACACTACAAGATGACAAAATAACTATTGTAGACCCCGGAAAAAATTATAAAGTGGGTGATGTATTTGAATGTTCATCAGTAAGTTTTGGTGGACAACTATACGGTTATTTCGAAGTTACTGCAGTCAAAGAAACTCAGACAGGTTATGTTATTCCAGACAATTCAACTACGAATACCGACACGAATACGAATACCGACACGAATACGAACACGAATACTTCAACAAGTAATCCCGGTGGCATCACCGAGGAATCTCGGCCGGGCGCGACCCAGATACCTTCATTCCACTGCCCCTCTGGATATCAATACTCTGATGGGGTGTGCGTACCGTTTGCTGATCTAGGTGGTGCTGGGCCTGTTACAACAACTGGTGGTAATTCTCTAAGTAATTTATTTGCTGCCACAACAGATACGACTTATGTAGATTATATTATTACTAAGGGAAGTGGTGCGGCAATTCCAATTGATGTGCCAGAAGGGTATACAGGTTTTACACAATTAAATATAAAATTTCCTATAGGATTAAGTTTATCAGGACTACAACTTACAGCGACACTAAGTAACGGAGAATTTGGACCTCCATTAGGTAACAGTCAAGTCAGTATTAATTTTGATGAACAACCTTGGTCAGAACAAAGTAGAAAAAGATTATTACTTTATCAATCAGATGGAGCAGCACCAAGAACATCTATTTTTATTCCTACAAAAGGATTTAAAGGTTTTCTTAATTTTTATTTACACACGGCAGACGATACAAACGAAAGGTTTGAGGACTTTGATGTAACACTTAGATTACAAAAAGAAAATAGAGTTCCTACAGTCACAACTGATCCGGGACAAATGGTACCGCCGGATACTAATACACCCTCTACAGGAGGTTCAGCAAGTGGTTCTAAGGGGAATGATTTAAAGAATCTTGCTGTAGGCATAGCTGCTGGAGCAGCAGCCTTATCAGCGGCCACAGCGGCATTAGGAGGCGCAGGTGCTTGTGGTCCAGCAGCAGGATTGGCAGGACTAGCAGATGCAATTGATATAATCGATGATAAAATAGATGAATTAATTGAGGAGTCTCCGTTAGGTAAAATAAATGAATTAAAAGCAGAAGCTGAGGCAGCAATCAACGGAACTTTAGATGCTGTACAAATATTAATACCTGAAATAGGATTAGGTATTGTAGACGGGCTTATACCCGAAGAATTAAAAGGTTTACAAGATGGTATAAAAGATGTAGCAGGAATGGTATTAGCTGGTGTTGCAGCCGGTGACGCACTAGAGGCACAATTAGACCATATGAAAGATAGATTTGCTGATGTTTCACTAGGAGACTTTGATTCCTTAGATGATGTTGTATCAGCACTTAGAAACGGATCATTAGAACTAGGTAAAATATGTGAAATGATTCCTAACTTTATGCCAGATGCAGGCGGTGTAGGGTTTACACTTAAAGGAATACCAACAAAATTCCCGGAAATAGATCCCGTAGCATTCCTTAAATCAGGAAAATTACCAGACTTTCCTAAGTTTGAACTAGATTTAGATATAGAAGCTATTACAAAAGAAGCTACAGACGACTTTTTACAGTTTGATATTCCTAAAATCAGAATATAAACACGGAGACGGACTGAACCGTTATAAATACTAATATGGCAAAAGGCGAAATTTCAAGAGTATATAAGGATATAGACATGGCCTTCACGGCTAACGCTGTATCCTCTGATATAAACAAAAAATTAGACGTCAATGCAGTTAAACAATCGTTAAAAAATTTACTTTTAACAAAAAAGTATGATAGGAAATTTAACCCAACAATAGAATCACCTGTTTATAGAATGTTATTTGAAAACAGCATGGTTGTAAGACCAATGGTAGAAAGACAAATTGAGGAACTTATAGAGGCATACGAACCAAGAGCTTTTGTTGAAAGGGTAAAACTTACTGAGGATGTAGATCAGTTATATTGGAAAATAGATATCTCATATAGAGTAATCGGAGTTAATGAACCTACACAATTAGCAGTAATATTAGACAGGATAAGGTAAGATGGCGCAATTAAATGTAACAGAATTAGATTTTGATGAGATAAAAACTAACCTCAGAAATTATCTAAAAGCACAATCAGAGTTCAGTGATTATGATTTTGAAGGTTCAGGGCTTTCTCATATAATTGAACTACTAGCATATAATACACATTATAATGGTATGTTAGCACACATGATTGCAAACGAAAATTTTTTAGATACAGCGGTAAAAAGAGAATCCGTTGTTTCAATAGCACGTTCAATTGGTTATACACCAACATCTAGAATAGGAGCAACAGCAAAATTAAATATTTCTATTGTTCCAGATAGTTCATATACATCTACTTCATTAGAAATAGGTAGAGATAAAGCATTTCAAACAACAATAGACAAAGTAGTATATACATTTTATCCATTAGAATCCACAGTAGTTACAGCAACAACAGCAGGTGGCGTAGGTCCTTATTACTTATTTGGTACAGACAACGGAACAATGGGAGCAGGAAAAGGTTATTATTATCCACTTTATTTAACAGAGGCTGCAGCAGTTGCAGCAGATACAGCATCTAATCCGTCATCTCATACGCACACATTCACAGAATATCCTGGTGTTACATTTTATATGCCTAGTGCAATACAAAATCATGCTAAAACAACTTTAGGAACTTATAACTTAACAGACACAGGAGTTTCTACAAGTTCAGGACTTTCATATGGTAGATATGTAGGACAAACAGCATCATCTGCCACACAAACACAATTTAATTTCAATAGTTTAGAAGTAAAAGAAGGTGTAAGAGTATCCAATCAATATGTTGTAGATCAAAGTAACTTACAAGGACCTTTTACTATTGCTAATAAAAATGTAGACACATCAACAATAAGAGTTAGAGTACAGGAATCTTTAACTTCGTTGACAGTCGCAACATATAGTAAACAAGACAAATTCTTAAATATTAAAAATGATACAAAATGCTTTTTCATAGAAGAAGGACCAGATGGTTTATACCAAATTAGATTTGGTGATGGTGTAATAGGAAAAGCATTAACTACAGATAATATAGTTATTGTAGATTATATTGTTAGTGCAGGAGAATTAGGAAACTTTGCTAAAGCGTTTACAATGCCAACTTCTGTTTCAGGAAGTGGTGAAGTAGCGACAGTTAATTTAGCATATCAATCATCAGGTGGTAAGAGAAAAGAAAACATAGATTCAATTAGATATAACGCACCACGTTATAATGCTACAAGAGATAGAGCAGTTACATCACAAGATTACGAGGCATTAATATTAGCAAGTAATCCTAACATTGCATCTGTTTCTGTATGGGGCGGAGAAAAGAACGATCCTCCAATGTATGGTAAAGTTTTTATATCATTAAATCCACAGACAGGTTCTATTATAACAGACTCAGATAAAGACAATATAAAGACACAAGTAATTGAACCTAAAACACCTGTAGCGATACAACCAGAATTTATTGATCCTGAATTAACACATATAGGATTGGATGTAGGAATTGTTTATAATCCTAAAGTTACAACTCTTTCTAAAGGTGGTGTAGAACAAACAGTACGTTCAGCTATTGATGATTATTTCGACACAGACTTAAATAAATTAAACAAGAGTTTTTACTTTACAAAACTTCATAACAGAATATTACAAAATAGTGATTCTATAAAATCATTGAATATTGTGTTAAAATTACAAAAAAGAATAGAAGTAGAATTAAATGCTAATAAAAATTATACGGTTAAGTTTAATCAAAAATTACAACCAAGAGAAGTTTCAAGTACATACTTTAATATAACATTAGGAGATAGCACTCATAAAGTAACAATACAAGATGTTCCTGAGGCAAATGTTACAGCGCCAAATTACTCAGGATCGGGTGTTATAAATGCTGTTAAAGTAGACGGAACAGTTATTTCAGCAGTAGGAACAATTGACTACGATTCAGGAACTATAGAAATTCCTGCAGTAAAAGTAGCAGCATTATATGGAACAGAAAAAGCATTGAGAATAAATGCAAGACCACACGACACAGTATCTGATATTACTACACAAGCATTAATTAGAACTTCTGATACTAGCTCAGCAGCAGTAGTGGCAAAACCAAGTAGAAATACTGTATTAACAATGGATGATTCCATTACTAATTCAGTTATTAATAGTAAAATTGGTGTTACACTAAGCGCGACACCAGAAGTAGATGAAGTTTAATGGCAGATATAGTCCCATCATTTTATAGATATGTAAAGAGCGTTACAGTATCAAGCGCTGGTACAGGGTATAATAACCCACCTACAATATCTTTTTCGGGTGGTGGTGGCACAGGAGCTGAGGCAACTGCTACAGTATTTAGCGGTGTAATAACAGCTATTACGATTACAAATAAAGGAACTGGATACACATCTGCTCCAACGGTTACAATAACACCTAATGCTTTAGACACAACAGCATCTGGAGCAACAGCAACAGCAGTATTAGATGTAGGAAATCAAAGTCCTACATACGAACATAGAAATTTCTCTCCCTTACTAAAGTCTCAAGTACCTGATTTTATTAAGGAAGAGTTTCCTACTTTTGTTACATTCCTAGAAAAATATTATGCTTACATGGATCAAGAGGGTAAGCAAGGAGATGCTTTAAGAAATTATTCACAAGATATAGATGTAGCATCAGAATTATTTTTAGATAAATGGCGTGGCGCATTAGCATATGATTTTCCTAAGTCATTAAAAGTAGACAGAGCTTTCTTTTACAAAAGAGCTAAAGACTTTTACGAATCAAAAGGTTCAAAAGAATCCATAGAATTATTTTTTAGATTACTATTTAACGAAAACGTAGTAGTATCTTATCCTGGCAATTATGTTTTAAAAGCTTCAGACGGTATATACAATAAAGAAAGAGCAATTAAAATACAAGAAGCTGTTCACGGTGGAGGAAGTTTAGAACCACTAGCACTTGAAGGTAAAAAGATAGATATTAGATATTACGAGACCACAGGTTCTGTAACTATTTTAAATCAACAAAATGCAACAGTAAGAAGAGTAGAAAAGAACACATATCAAACAAATGGTTTGACATTACAAAGATTCGAATTGATCGTAACATTCGATGATACAAATACGACACAAGTATTTGGCCCTGGTGCTGAGGCAGCAGGAACAGTCACACTTTCATCAGATGCCGTCTCCTCGGTAACTATGACAAACGAAGGTGATGACTACACAGCAGCGCCCATTGTTCAAATTACAGGTGATGGAACAGGAGCCACAGGAACGGCAACTGTTACAAACGGTAAGGTAACATCCGTAGCGATAACTGCAGGAGGTTCGGGTTATACTTCGGCGGGCATAATTTTTCACACAGAAAAATATAAAGATTCGACAGGAACATTAGTAGGATCGGATTTAAGATCTTATGTAGTTGATGACGGTCAATCTAACGAAGCCTCACAGGTATATGGTTACTTAGTTAGAGTTCTAACAGGAGTAACATTTAAATCCTACTCAGGTTCAGCATCCAATGCTGGATTTAAAGTAGGACAAGTTTATTTAATTAACGAAACAGGAGATGATGGCAGAGGTTATGCTATCACAGGTGACGGAACAAATGGTGCCGGTGGTGGTTATTTCTTTACTCATACATCAGCAAGTGATAACTACACATTTAAAGGTGGAGCTAACGACGCTTATGTAAGAGTTACAGCTATAGACACAGCAGGCAAACCAACAGCATTCCAAGTTATCAATCCTGGTTCAACATTCTTAGACGCGGAAACAGATATTCCTCTAACTTCGCCTAATGGAGAACAAGTAGTAGTTACAATGAAAACAGGTTACTTGTTTGAATATGAAGGCAAATGGAAAGATGATAGAGGTAAAATATCTGATGTAAACGTCTTACAAGACAACAATAGATACCAACCTTATTCTTACGCTATTAAATCTGGCGTCCCACAAACAGAGTGGGATAGAAGAATAAGAGATACAGTACACCCAGCAGGTATGCAAGTATTTGGAGATCTATTAATTAAGAGTGATGTATTTTTTGATACAGGGTTTAGCATAAGCTCACCTGGTTACTTATTCTATAAAGTTATTACTGTTATGGAAGTAACTACAAATGATACTTCACGTGCTATGGATATTAGCAAAATATTAACCGATACACATAATGCAACTGAGGCACACGCTATATCATTCAATATGGGTAATATAACGGATCCTCTATTGGCAACGGACCAAACATCGGATCCTTATTGTGTAAGCGGTTATTGGAATGATTCCACTGATGGCAACGACGGAGATAACTATAACGTAGGTAATCCGGCGTATGAAGTACAGTATGCTAAAGGATTATCTACCAATACTTCTATAAGTGAGACAATATCAAGTATAAATACGAATGTAGTCTTTAGTAATACTGCTACAGTTGGCGATGTATTTGATAGTACGTTTGGTATAATTAGAAACCCAGCAGATACTGCAACAACATCGCAAAGTGGAACTATTATTAATCAAAGTTATGTGAACCACACATATCTTTCAGAGGACTATGTAGGTGACAGCAGAACACTTACATAAGAAAAAGAATATCAGGAGACAAACATGAATCGAGAAGATGGATTTAAAGCAACAGGTAAGCTTACCATTGAGATTAAAGACAAAGACGGAAAAGTAAAAGATTCTAGGGATCTTACAAACTTGGTTGTTGACGATGGATTGGATTTTATAGCATCTAGAATGAAAGATGCTACAGCAGGAGCTATGTCACACATGGCTATTGGCACAAACAATACAGCGGCAGCGGCAGGTGATTCGGCTTTGGGAACAGAAGCAGCTAGACAAGCATTAACATCTACAACTGTTACATCTAACGCAGTAGCATACGTTGCAACATTTGCAGCGGGTACTGGTACAGGTGCTATTACAGAAGCAGGTATTTTAAATGCAGGTTCAGCAGGAACTTTACTTTGTAGAACTGTTTTTTCAGTTATTAACAAAGGAGCTTCAGACTCAATGACAGTTACTTGGACAATAACAATTTCGTAGGTAGGTAAATGGCACTCGTACTTCGTAAATTAGGCAGAGTAGAATTAGCTCGTAGTTATTTAAGAGATATAAAAAATAACTTTGACTATTTCCATTTTGCCGTAGGAAAGACAACAGCGTGGGGAGACGATACGAATCCCGACACGCCTATTGATTCGGATAACTACATATCGCAATTTAGAAGATCAATGATGTTTATACAACGCGTTGACTCAGCAGATATTTGTATGTTAGCTAAAAGAATTAATTGGACAACCAATACAGTTTACGATAGCTACGATGATGCCTACTCAACTACAAACACAGCTTATTCAGGAGCCGCAACGTTAGCAGACGCTAACTTCTTTGTAATTACTTCTGAATTTAAAGTGTATAAATGTATTTCTAATAATAATAACGCACTAAGTACGGTAGAGCCCTCAAGTACAGGGACTGGCGTATTTGAACTTTCAGATGGTTACAATTGGAAGTTCTTATTTCAAATATCGGCGTCCGATCAAAACAAATTTCTGGACGCCGATTTTATTCCTGTTAGAAAACTTACAACTGCTTATTATGGAGACGTTAACGGAGAAGTTGACGGTGTTACTATTACAGCAGGTGGTTCGGGTTACACATCAGCACCACAAGTAAATATTGCAGGTGATGGAGATATAACAAATAAAGCTACAGCAACCGCTACTGTAAGTGGCGGTGCGGTAACAGCAGTAACAATTACAAATGCAGGAGCAGGATATAGTTTTGCTCATGTAGACTTTGTAGGTGGTGGAGGTTCCGGTGCAACAGGAACAGTTAATTTAGGAGATACAGATCCTAATCCAACATTACAAAGTGCTGTAGAAGGTGCGTCTATATCAGGAACATTAGACAGAGTAGTAGTTACAAACGCTGGACAAGACTACGCACAAGGAGATGTAATCATTTCCGTAGAAGGAGATGGTACAGGAGCAGAAGCAAGTGCGTATGTAAACTCAGCAACAGGAGCTATTACAGAAATAAGAGTTACAAATCCTGGATCAGGTTACTCTTACGCTAATTTAAATATTACAAATACATCGGCTCCAGGTATAAATGCAGCAGCGAGAGCAATTATAAGTCCACAGGGTGGACATGGGTCAAACCCAACTAGAGAATTATTTGCTAGTAATTTAGGTATTACAGTAAGTTTCTCTGACAACGACAATAAAGATTTAATATTAGGAAATGACTTTAGGCAATTATCATTAATTAAGAATGTAAAAGTTACTCCTTCTACAACAGACAATTATTCGGGTGTTACAGCAACAACTTGTCATATTATAAATGTGGCATCGGGGCAAACATCCAATTACGCAGCAGACGATATTATTACAACAAACGACGGCGGTAAGTTTCAAGTAATACAAATAGATGCAACGAACAATAACATTTATTTAACAGCAGAAATACCGCTAATAAGTAATTCATCTACATTGGAAAATACTAGTCAAAGTATATCCAATTTGAGTATAAATAGTGTAACAAATCCGGAAATAGATAACTCTACCGGAGAAATAGTTTATTTAGACAACAGGGCTCCAATAATTAGATCGGAGGATCAGGTGGAACAAGTAAAAGCAATAATTAGGTTTTAAACATGGCATTAGATTTAAACACATCACCATATTACGACGATTTTAATAGCGCTAAAGATTTTCATCGTATCTTATTTAAACCTGGCGTAGCAGTACAGGCCAGGGAACTTACGCAAGTTCAATCACTTTTACAAAATCAAATTGATAAAGGATTTGGGTTTACATTGCAGGAAGGTGCAATTGTAACAGGATGCGCAGAAACTTGGAGCGATATAGAATGGGTTAAAATTTTAGATACAGACTCAGCAAGTGCAGCAGTTGATAATTCAACATTATCAAGTTATGTAGGAGATACCGTTACAGGCGGAACTTCAGGACTTGTAGGACAAATTGTAGAAACTAAAATAGGAACAGAAGCAGGTTCACCGGCCCTTAAGAAATTATATGTACAATATATAAGTACAGGAAGTCAAACAACATACAAAGTATTTGCTGCTTCAGAAACATTAACAGTTACTTCAAGCGATGGTTCAAGAAACGGAAAGACATTTGTAGTAGGAAGCGGTACTTCTACAACATCATCACAAGCAAATTATTACGGTAAAACAAAAAGACTTTCCTTAGAACCAGGCATTATATTTGCTAAAGGCGCATTTATTAGAACAGGCTCCCTATCAGTTATACAGAACAGATACTCAGCAGATATTGAAGCAACAATAGGATTTTTAATTACAGAATCTACAGTTAATTCTGCAACAGATACAACATTACTAGATCCTGCACAAGGTTCATTTAACTATAATGCACCGGGTGCTGATAGACTCAAATATGTTGTTTCACTTAATACTTATGGTTCAGCAGATACACTACCAGATAACTTCTTTGTTTACTATAAAGCAGAGTTTGGTTCTAGATTCTTTGCGAGAGTAGTTGATAATCCTCTTGCACAACTAGGAAACATCTTAGCAACAAGAACAAATGATGAGTCAGGAGATTATGTTGTACAAGGTTTAATTACAGATGTCAGAGAACATTTAAGAACTGCTAATAACAATGGTGTATTTACAGTAGATAATGGTGGTAATGCAGATGGTATTGTAATACAAGTATCACCAGGTAAAGCTTATGTAGATGGTAGAAAGAGAACACTATTAGAAAGTAAAAAGATGGTTGGTAGAAAAACCAGTGATACAGTTACAAAGGAATCACTACCAATCTCAACTTCCGTTGGTAATTATTTACAAGTCAATTATGTTTCAGGTATATTTGATATAGACGGCGGAGCAAGTATAGATTTATATAACGCTGTACAAAATGGTAATTCATCAGCCCAAGGTACGAAAGTGGGTACAGCAAAAGCAAGACATTTAGTTTATCAAAGTGGTACAGCAGGAGCAACTGCAGCAGTTTATAGACTTTATATTTACGATATAAAAATGCTGACAGGAGATTTTACTGCTGTTAAAGGATTGAGATCTGAAAATTCAACAGTAACAGGTATAGCAGATGCTGTACTTAATTCATCAAATGTTCCAGAAATTAAAGAGGCAGAAAGAAATAAATTATTATTTCAAATGCCGTATAATAATATTAAAACATTATCTATTTCAGGTTACGATTATACATATCAATTTACAAAAGAATTTGATGCCACACTAGATGCAAGTGCAGGTAATGCTACATTAACAGTAGCAGCAGGAGACGGAGAGTCATTCCCATACACAACAGACGGCAACGATTTATCAGACACAATTAAAAATGCAAACATTGTAGTAATTGCCAAAGACGGTTTTGTACAAAACTCCGCAACAGTAGCAGCAGGACAATATATAGATTTAACAGATTCTAACGTTGATGTAACATTAACAGGTCCACAGGCAATGACAATTGACTTAGGTGGAGCAATTACAACAACAGGAACACAATCAAGACTAGTTAAAGTTCTAGTCAACGTACAAAAAGCAGATGATACTCCTATAGATAAAAACTTAGAAGAAGGAGTATATGTAAAAATTGATACACAAACACATCCATTTGGTGCAGCAGGCGAGTATCCATTAGGATTAACAGATGGTTATGCTATTGAAAGTATTACAGCAGGCACTAACGGAGATTATTCAACAGGACAAACAGATGTAACTGATGATTTTAGATTCTTTAATGGACAAACAGACAACTATTATGGACATTCTAAAATATTTAAAAAGTCAACAAGTACATTAGATTTATCTACAAATAGATATCTTGTTGTTAAATTAAAATATTTCTCACATAACGTTACAGGCGCAGGATTCCATTGTGTAGATAGTTATCCTGTAGATGATGCAACAAGTCCTGCACCCAACACAATTAGAACAGAAAATATTCCAGTTTATAAATCATCTAAAGTAGGTGACTTTGATTTAAGAAACACAATTGACTTTAGACCGTCAATGACTAATACAGCAGTTTCTTCAAGTACATTGGCTGGAGCAACAATTAATCCTAGTACAGCAGAACAAATAAACAGACCATCAGGCGGATTACAAAATCCTGTACCGGTAAAAACATTTACAACAGATTTTCAATTTTATAGAGGTAAAAAGATTGCAGCATATATTTCCAAAGATGGAGATATTAAATATGTTGAAGGCGCATACGCAGACAAACCGTTGTTCCCACAAATACCAGCAGGTGGTATGGAACTTTCTAAAATTGATTTACCGGCGTATCCTTGTTTACCACCTGAGGCAGCTAAAAGAGCTGGAAGACCAGATTACGCAATTAGAGTACAACAAACATTCCATAGAAGATATACTATGCGAGACATTGGTGTACTTGAACAAAGAATTAAAAACTTAGAATACTACGCATCATTAAATTTATTAGAAACATTTGCAAAAGGTCAAACTATTGTAGACAGTACAGGTGTTGATAGATTTAAAAATGGTATATTAGTAGATCAATTTACAGGACACAAAACAGGAGCTGTTTCAGATCCAGATTATAAAATATCAATTGATCCAAAACGTAAATTAGCACGTCCATTCTTTGCATTAGAAAATGTTCCTTTACAAACATCTTCTGATATAGGTGGAAGAGCTACACCATTAGCAGACAACAAATTAGTAAGAGGTAAAAAACAGGTATCATTACCATATGAAAGTATACCTTTTATTTCACAAACACAAGCATCACAAACTGAAAACTTAGTTAAAGAACTTCAATTTGTTTACACAGGAGATTTAACATTAACTCCTGATATAGATAACTTTGTTGCTACAGATGTGCAACCAGCAGTTACAACAAACTTTGACGGTAACTATGATGCATGGGAAAACATGGCGAATGCTTGGGGAACACAATGGGGTTCATGGGAAGATGTTGGAGCAGCACAGGTTGTTGCAGAATCCACACAAGTTCTAAATACATTCGGAACAGGAAATTCGGGAACAAATGTTTCACAGTCATCTACATTTACAACACAAACAGTTGAACAAGCACAAACAAGGCAAGGCACATCATTAAATATTTCAGCAACTACTGAGACACAAAGTTTAGGTTCAAGTGTTGTAGACGTAAGTTTCCAACCGTTTATGAGAGCGAGAGCGATTGTATTTAATGTAAGAAGAATGAAACCTAGTACAACAGTTCAGGCATATTTCGATGGAGAAGATGTAAATCAATTTTGTAGACCTCAAGGAGGTGTATTAGGAGCAGCACTTACAACAGATGCTAACGGTACACTTGTAGGAATATTTGAATTACCAGAAGGAAGATTTAGAACAGGCCTTAGAGTATTTAAATTACAAGACCAATTAGAAGGTTCTTCTTCTCCTATAAGAACATTAGCAACAGCAAACTACGAAAGTACAGGTTTAAGACAACAGACACAAGAAAGTATTATAGCACTTAAAACTGCTAACGTATCGGCAACAGAACATTCACAGGACAGGGTAACAACAGACACAAGAACAAATATATCCATTGGCCAAGGCACACCGTTGCCACCGCCACCTGCTCCTGTAATTATACAACAGACACCAACATTTATTGGACCTCCTGGACCAATTGGAGCACCTGGGCCTACAGGGCCAACAGGACCAACAGGGCCTGCAGGAGAAGACGGACAAGACGCAGATGTTGATGCAATTGTAGATACAGTTATAGAAGAAATTACACCAATGTTTGAACCAGTCCAGGAACCGCCCGCAGAGACCGTTACTGATCCAGTAAATGACTGGCCACCGTTTGACTTGGATGCAATACTCGCAGACTTAACTTTTGGTATGGATCCATTAGCACAAACATTTAAAATTGAAGGATTGGACGGTGGTGTTTTTATAACAGGTGTAGATGTTTACTTTAAAACAAAATCTGCAACAAGAGGTGTTACAATGGAACTTAGGGAAGTAGTTAACGGAGTCCCAGGACCTCGTATATTACCTAATGGTTCTTGTTATAAAAAGTCAGCAAATATTAATATATCAACGACAACAGACGGTGTTACAACATACAATCCAACTTACTTCATGTTCGATGATTTAGTTTATCTTAAGAATGACACAGAATATTGTATTGTACCTAAACCAGAATTGGATGATCCTGGATTTGAAATATGGATTGCAGAACTCGGTGCAAACCAATTTGGTACAACAAATAGAATAGATAAACAACCTCATGCGGGTATGTTCTTTAGTTCTGCTAATAACAGAACCTGGACACCATATCAAAATCAAGATATGATGTTTAGAATTAGAAGGGCTAGATTTAAGAAAGGATCAACACTTACAGGAACACTTAATAACGCAAAAGTAGATTACGCAAGTTTCACAGGGTTCTCTACATCAGTTAAGAGTTTTAGTCCTGGTGCAAATCTTGTAGGGTTTACAACAACAGTTACAACAGTAGGAACAGGTTATTCAGGAACAACACCAACTGTTTCTGTAACACCAGCAGCAGGAGATACAGGAACAGGTTTAACATTGTCAGCAGTAATTACAGGAGATACTGTAACAGGATTAACAGTTACAAATCCTGGTAGTGGTTATAAAACAGCACCTACAATTACTATCTCACAAGAAGGTGGTGGAACACAAGCAACAGGTACAGTAACTTTATCAAGAGGACTTGTAGAATTTTGGAATAGTTTATATAACTATGCGGCAATTTCTGTTAAATCAGGTACATTCACAACAAGTATGCTTGTAGGAGATAGTACAGGTTATGCTACACTATCCTCATTTACAAATAAAGTCGTAGATGAAGTAGCACTAAACTTTGGATTACTAACACCCGGAGATGCTGTTAGAGTAGATGCAGATATAGCACTAACAACTACAAGTGCAGCTTCAGCAAATACTACATCATTTGAGGCAATAGACTTAAACTTAACACACGAATTAGGTGTACAAAAAACAATTTACGGACATTCTTCAGAAGCAACAACATACTCAGGTACAAAAACTGCAGCTGTTAGAATTAAATTCCATACAGTAAATGATAACGTTTCACCAATATTAGATATGGATCAAGCAGATCTATTATGTATTAAAAACGAAATAAACAATGATGCTACAGGTGAAGACGGAAGAGGAGCAGGAAACGCATCATCAAGATATATTAGTAGGCGTGCAATACTAGAAGAAGGAATGGACGCTGAGGATTTAAGAGTTTACTTAGATGCAGAATTACCCAACGCGGGCGATATTAAAGTATATGCTAAACTACAACACGCAGCAGATCCTGGAGATTTCCAAGAGGATTTAACTTGGTTTGAATTAACTAAATCAGGATACCCAGCAGAAGCAACTGAAGAACTTGCAGAATATTATTGGACAGTTCCTACAAAACCAAGTTCGGGTAAAAACATACAAGGACTAAATGGTACTGGAGTGTTTGAATATGACTTAGATGTTGTCGACGCAGTTTCAATAACAGGAGCGGGAGCGGGATATACAAGTACACCAACAGTAGCCGTAACAGGCGGTGGTGGATTTGGAGCACAAATTAGAGCAGAGGTTACAGGTTCAACTGTAAGTGCTTTAATTATAGAAAATCCAGGAAGAGGTTATACAAGTGCACCAACAATTACAATAACTGGCGGTGGTGCAACAACAGATGCTACAGCAACAGCTACAATAGGAACAATTACATACACAGGATATAAAACATTTGCTGTTAAGGTTGTTCCGTTAAGTTCTAATACAGTAGAAGTTCCCAAGATGAAAGACTTGAGAGCTATAGCGTTGCAGGCATAACATGGAACAGTTTAAAAAAGACATTATAAATATTGATAACGAAAGAAATCTAGTTAGAGATAAAAATTCAAAAGCTGTTCTTAGTAGAGATTTAGAGGGTTTACAGGCCTATAAAATACAAAAGATTCACAGGCAAAGAATTTTAGAGTATGAAAAAGATATAAATACACTAAAGGAAGAGATATCTGAAATTCGTACTTTAATCACAATGATTTCAGAGAAAATTATTAACAGGTAGGAAATATGGCAACCATTACATTAAGATCAGCTAAAGGTAGTCCGTTGACGAACAACGAGGTTGACGCTAACTTCACTAATCTGAACAATGACAAGTACGAATCAGGCAGTAATGTAACTCTTGGTACTTTATCAGCATCAACAGTAACAGCATCAGGCAATATTACAGCACAAGCGTACGTTATTAGTTCAATTAATTCAGGAGTAGCAGCAGCAGGTTCAGATCAATCAGGCGGTACAGCTCTAGCAAAAACATTCAACATCGTAACAAGCGCAACGGCAAGTTCAGCAGAAGGAGTCGTACTCCCAGATGCTGCACAAGGATTAGTATTAGAAATTTTAAACGATACATCTACTACAATTAAGGTGTATCCTTATAGTGGAGAAACTATTGACGGTGGCTCAGCAAACGTAGCAGTAAATTTAGCAGGTAAACATTCGTTAAAACTGGTTTGTACTAGCGCATCTAACTGGGTTAGATTAACACCAAATATTATTTATGATTCTTCGAGTACAAGGTTAAACTAAAGGAAAAGTAAATGAGACCATTAAGAGTAAAAGCATCAGCATATCCGGTAAGTTCTAGTAACTTCCAGGGGTTGCAGGAAATGACAGACGCGGAAATCAGAAACTATTATGCAGCAGTTCTGACTGAAGACTTTGCTACTAATACTGATGGCACAGGTACTGCAGAACTAAATGTTACAACAGACGGTTCAGGCGCAGGCACAACAATAGGAACGGCAACAGATACTAAAAGAGATGACGCCGTAGGAAGTCACCCAACGGACGGAGCGACTTCAACTGTTACTACATACACAGCTAAACAAGTAACAGCAGCAGCAACGGAAAGTATTACAAATAGACCTCTTGGTTATGAAACTTCAGGTACTACAGGTGCTAATGAATTTAATGACTCAGAGCTTGATACAGATATTCTAGATAAAGTTATTACTGAAATGGTAACAGAAAATGCTTATACAGTAGGACAATATAAACTAGCAGCAAGTGCACCAAGTGGCGGAACTTGGACTTCACGTTATACAATAACAAACACAGAAGTAGATGGCACAACAAATAACTATTATATTTGGCAAAAGACAGCTCCTACAACAGCAAAAGTTACAAACAATAAACCAGTCAAATACGCTTCAGGTGTTAAAGAAATGACAGAAGCTGAGATGGAACAAATAACACCTAACTTAAGAAACAGAATTATTGACAACACAATAGGAACATACAAATTACAATCTACATCACCAAGTGGCGGAACTTGGGTAAGAATGGGAGATTATTACTACGATACTAGAAAAGAAGTAGCATCAGCAGGTTATGAGGGTTCATACTCAGGTAACTACACAGGTGGGTATACAGGAGCTAAAAACTACGCTGGAGCTTATTCAGGATCGTATACAGGAAGTTATACAGGCGCTTACACAGGAACCTCAGCATACGCTGGAGCTTATTCAGGATCGTATACGGGTTCATATACACCGTTCTTTGCAGGATACCAGGGTGGTACTTCATACTCAGGAAGTTATACAGGTTATTATACAGGATATTACACAGGCGCTAAAAACTATTCAGGTACATACTCAGGAGCTTATTCAGGATCATATACTGGATACTATGCAGGTACATCAGCATATTCAGGAACTTATGCGGGTACTTACACAGGTTATTATTCAGGTGACACAATACAAAGTTCAAGTGAGAACGTATCTAACGTAGCATTGTGGGTAAAGACTGCAAACTAATATAAATAGATTTACATTATTGTTTATCATGGAGAAATTATGGCAAAGGCGAAAAAGAAGATTGATCTATCCGATATAGAAATCACTCCCGCACCCAAAGAAGAAGAAGAAAAAAGATATGAATTTGTAGACCCTTATTGGTCTAACAAAAAAGCTGAACATATCATAGCAGTAGTAGAATACCCTAACGGTAAAAGAGCAACTGCATCTATACAAAACTCTGACGGAAACAATCCAGATTATAAAAGAATCATTGAGGAGTTTGGCATCGAACAAATAGATGCTAACACCGAAGCAGGTTTAAAAAGACGTGAAGATAATATTAAGAAACGTCTAGCGAGAAAAGAAACTGAGGAGATTAGGCGCAAACAAGAAATGCTATTTAATACAAAGTTAGAGGCATTTGAAATATCCGCTGTTAAGGAATCTAAAAATACAGACTTAAAAAGACTTATCCGTAAGGCCAAAACTCCTTTAGAAGTTGGTGCATTAACATCAATACTAATACAAGAAGATTTAATTCAACGAGGAGTAATAAGTGGAAAAGAAGATACCTGATAACGGTTTTGTAATCGTTGCATCCAAATACGAACGCTTTTACCAAGCCGCTGTAGACTTATGTGATTCCATAAAACTATTCTGGCCTGAAGCACACATCACACTATATACATCACATGAAGAATGGGTAAAACCTACTGACTGGAATGTTGCAGATAATATTATTTGGTGGGAAGTACCTAATGAAATAAGAGCTAAACTATGGGCATTAGGACAAACACCATACAAAGGTATTACTTGTTACTTAGATGCTGATATGGATTGTCAGCATGAAGATGTAAAAGATATATTTGAACAGTTACCTGAAGACATAGATTTATTATTTACACCAATAAAAGAATACAATGCAAAGTTAGTACAACTTTCTAACACAGAAAGAATGACAATGCACTGCGGTATGTTTTTATATAGAAATAAACCAAACGTTATAAAGTTAATGAATAGTTGGTATGGGGAATTTAAAAAACAACAATTAAAAGATGATGAAGGATATAGTTATGTACATGACATAGGAGATTATCCTGAGGAAGCTAGAAAGTGGGATACATTTACAATGTGGAAACTTCTAACTTACAGCGATCATAAAGTTAAGTGGGATGAAAATTTAGCAATAAGATGGAATATGATTAATGGTCACGATCCAGATGAGCTTAATGGAGAAGAAATAGTTTTTTGGCATTATACAATTCCCGGACACGAAGTATACAAAGATAAATAATGAGATTTACAAAAATAGGATCAGAACTTTCGGCAATTATTACACCATTTTCTGATTGGTTTTTTAAACAAGACTTAACAGAACTAAATGAACTAGCCAAAGCAAATGAGAAAAATACAGGAGAAGGTATTGACTATTGTTGTGGTGAAGACTATTTGGATTTAATTGTTAAAAAGGATGGCGAACATATTGGATATCCTGAGATATCATATTCTTATGATATGAATATGGATAGAACTCCAGAACATTTTAGTAAACCTTTATGGAAAATGAATACAGAATTGTGTTCATATTTAGGCGCTAGAAACACAGCAGTTTCTGTGTACTATCCGGAAGGCGGATTCATGGGTTGGCACAACAACTGGAATGCTCATGGTTATAATATATTATTATCTTACACAAAGAACGGTGGAGGTTATTTTAAGTTCAAAGACCCTGAATCTGGGATAGTTAATACATTGTATGATCCTGAAGGTTGGTCTTCTAAAGTAGGATATTATGGTAGAGGCAGAGAGCCAGATAAAGTATACTATCATTGCGCTGGTACAACGGAACCTCGTATTACACTAGGATTCGTAGTTCCCGATGAAAATATGTGGTTAATGATGATAGAAGATATGGAATATGATGCCTAAGTTATTGTTCTTTAAGTAAAAAAGATTTCAATAAAACACCAAAAAGTGCTTGACTTTAGGTTCCCTAGAGTGCATAATATACAGTATAAAGTAAAAAAGTGAGGTAATAAATGTACTTAAATAACGAAGTAAAAATAGCAGGCGAAGAAGTAACTAAACAAAGATACGGAATGGCCAGCGTTCATGATGAGAACAAAACTTTTACAGGTGATGTTCTATTTACAGACCAACTTAGAGCAGATCCTAATGGTAACATTTGGGATAAGAGTATTGAGATGAAGTTTCAAGACACAGCTCAAGTAGATGGTCTTACAGTTTGGAAATCAAACGGTGAAGTTCCATTCGCAGACATGCTATTAGACTTTGTACAAATTGGTGCAATTACATTTGAACAAGCAGAGTTTTCACTAATACAAAAGAACAAAGATTCAGAAGCAAGTCTTAGCACTTTGTTCAGACACACAGACGGCAACATTTACTTAGGTGAAAACGCCCTGGATTACAGAAAAGATAGATTAGCAAAAATCGAGGCAGCATAATGATGGATGTAATATTTGACGTAGACGGAACATTAATGGATATTGAACACAGAAGACATTTTGTTGTTCAACGTCCAAAAGACTTTGACGCTTTTAGAGAGGCAACTAGCCAGGACACTGCTAAGGAAGATATCTTCGCCGTTGCCAAAGCTCTAAAAGCTGCAGGTCATAGGATTATTATTTCCTCAGGTAGGAATAAATCCCAGAGAGCAGTAACTTTGAAACAGTTAATGGTTCAAGGTTTAGTATTTGATGCTTTATACATGAGGTCAGATTCTGATTACAGGCCTGACCATGAGGTTAAATCTCAGATGTTAGATAAAATGAGAAAAGAAGGATTCAATCCTACTATGGCATTTGATGACAGACAACAAGTCGTCGATATGTGGAGAGAAAAAGGATTGACTGTTGCACAGGTGGACAAAGGTGACTTCTAACGTAAAAGCACATATCATATCTTACTTTGGTAGTAGAGACTATCCAGAGGCAAGAAAGGTTAGAGTAGACAATCACCGTAAACAGGTGGAGTTTTGGAAGGAATATTATCCTGATATGCAAATAAAAATACTTGCACAGGATTATGATGATGAAGATTATATTGATGGTTGTTCCTACATAACACATCACGGTGGTCTACTCACACCAGGTAAAGCAAGAAATGAACTATTAAAAGACTTTTATAATGATGAGAGTTATGAATGGGCATTGATGATGGACAACGATGCTATTCTTAAAATACACCCAGAGTTTCCTAATATTACAGGTATGAATATTTGTGAAGCACTTACAAAATATCCTGAAAACTTTGATGGTATAGATTTGTTTATGCCACATTGGGACGGACGTCCAGGTGATGGAGCATTTAAAGACAAATATAATAACATAGATCCTAAATATCAAAACGTAGATTGGAATAACGAAATGTGTTTTGATAGAAAGTTTGCTAGCTGTAAAGGAACAATTTTCTTTTTAAGGCGATTAGATAAAAAGATATATTTTAACGAAGAGTTTATGTATATCGACGGACAATTATTAGTAGGTGAAGATGACTTCTTTTCATTAGAAGTAGCAATGAATGGTTACAAAACATACATGCTAAGGAATCTTATTCTAAAAGAATTTACTTCACCTAGTACACACGCAGGAGCACAAAATACACGGAAAGTAGAAATGCTAAAAGGTGATGATGTATTTCGTAAAGCGTACAATTTCCCAGAAGGTCGAGCTAAGTGGTATGCAAGTGCTGGTAAACAGCATGGCATCTATATGGATTCTCGGATAGTTAGGCCACATAATAAAAAACATGAGCCAGCAAGCTTGGAGGATTTATTCTAATGCCTAAAACAGCAGACCAACGGATACCTAAAAAATATTTAAAAAGAGCAGGAGCTTACAAAAGAACTAAAAGCGTAAGACGTATAAATGTACACGGACTTCCTGTATTTACTACAACAAATGCCTGTTCAACACATCCTGACAGACCTAAATCTTGTCTAACTCCCGGTTGTAATAATAAAACAGATATAAGTGGAGGCAACAAACAAGGTTACGTTTGGAGATTTTGGTGTGCAACTTGTACAAAAGCAGAAAGAGCTGAAGAACAAGGATTTAATTCTGTTTTAGAATATGAGGATATGATAGCAGAAAGAAACGGATATATAGATAACGCTGATGCTAATAGAACAGGTTATTTAAAACACAGGAAAGATTATTGTGAGAACAAAGATGGTAGATTAGGATTTGAATGTCCTTTAGGAGGCACAGTAATTAATCCTCAAAACAATCCAGAAATTTTTAAAGACAAAAACAATGACCGTGGTTATTATCATGGGTTTCTAACTCATAAATCTTGGAATGGTTTACTAGAAGTTGACCACAAAAACGGAGACCCTAGTGATAATAATCCAGAAAATTTACAGACATTATGTGTATGTTGTCATAAAATAAAGACAGCGTTGAATGGTGATACGCATACTGCCGGTAGAAAAGAATTAGGCATCGCCTAATATTAAGGCCCTGGGCACCTCACTTACTTTATACTTTAAGTCCCAGGGCCTTTCTTACCTATGAAGCCCAGTGAACTCCTCGATAAGTACCTTTTTTCATTTTAGTTGGGGTAACAGGAATAGCGTCGTGTTTAACGCCTCTGTAAATGCCTGGCAAAGATTGTGCTTTCTCTTTAGCCAGGGCTTTGTAAAATGTACCTCTATAATACATAATACGCCTCCTTGGTTGAAAGCGCGTTCCTTCGACATGATTGTCTACTTCCGTGTGTATGTTAATAAACTTACACATGAACGATAAAAATATTTATACTTAATCGTACTTAGAAAATTGTAAACGAACTAATGCCTTTCTAATTATTGCTAGGATAGTTAATAGTATAAAGTTAGCAAAAGCAGCAATTTCAGATGAGGTTTTGAAGTAATCTATGCACGTTTTGATGATAATTACACTCAAAGGGAACATAATAATAGCACCTATGAAAGTGTCTACACTAGCTTCTTTGAGTGCTTTTCTTTGTCCGTTACTTAGTGCCAATTGCCATAAACCTATCGTAGTAAACTTTACCATTCCAATCATAATAGAATTGTTTTACTTTACCGCTATACTCTATCTTTTTAAGACCAGCATTTTCAATTAATGCTTTCTCACTATCTACACAATTAATACCATACATCTCTTGTATTACATTAGAGTTTTGCACAGCAAATATAGCGTGTTTATTAGCAGTTCTTAAATCATGTAACGGATACATTTGCTCAGAGCCCATTGTAATAACCACATCTACTTTCAATTGATTTAACTCATCAAAGGCAAATGGTATATCTAAATTCCAATGATTAACTTTTATATACTCCTCAGCAATATAATGTTTATTGAAAACTTTAGAAAGTTCTAACGCTTCGCTGTCTATATCTACCAAATGTAACTCACCTATATCTAAGTTTTCACATAGTAAAGGAACAAGTGGTACACCTAACCAACTGTTTAACACCAGAACTTTAAATTGTTCTTCTTTCATATAGCCGTCTAAACTATTTTTAAGTTCTTCGACTAGCCATATAGCCGCCTCCATAGTATTAGGGTTTAGAGCCTGTCTAAAGTCGTCGTGCTTGTGTTTCATCTCATGCTCAACTTTAGCGAGTCCGTCGCCCCAATATTGTAGGTTATTTAAAAAATTAAAATTTAACATCTTCTTTTCTTCCCATTGAATCAAATAAACAAACATAAGGTATTTGTCTATATACTTGTAATTCCACATCATGAGGATAAATATACCCATGATTATAACTATAAAACCAACCTAAAGGAAAGTATTTTATTCTCGCTACACCCTTGTGCATAAAGAAATTATCTATCCCACGGTAGTACCATAGTATTTTTTCTAAATGTGTTTTAAAATATAGAGTGATATTTTCCTTATCTAAATTATCATTCCATCTTAAAATACTACTATTTAAATCTGTATATTTGTGTGGTACATGATTAGTGTCTTTTTTCATAGTTTCTAAATCATGCCAATGTGTCTGTCCAAAACATAAACAATCTTCGGGGTCAAAGTTTGCTATATCATCTATGTTCTTTTGTATAATAATATCTAAGTCAAAGAATAAATTTTCTCCTTTTTGTCTTACAACATTATCATCGAACAAATACATTTTGTTCCACCATTTTTCTAACTTGTTTCCTTTGGGTAACGGTATAATGGTAACATCTTTGTTAATACCTTTTGGGTTTTCTGTTAGACAATAAAAATTAAAGTCCATAGACAAATGTTCCTTGCATGCCTCGTAGAGCTTATCTACGTGCTGTGCAGAATATTTACTGCCCCATTTTACCGTATAAATGTTCACCAGTGTCTTATAACTCCTGATACAATAAAGAAACAAGTTAAGAAGTTTACTAATACAACTATACTTCTAATAATTGCTACATAGTCTGCTTCTTTAGAATCTTCAGATGCTTTTTCACCTAAAGACATTGCCCATAGTTTCCAGAAATATCTTAAGTACCATATCATTTTACTTTGCTCCATGCTCTCTCGTGTAAATAATAAATTACCATTTTAAAGAAAAACTCTACACCTCCTATCGCTAATGCTGCACTTACATCGCCAACAATTATCCATGCCACTAATACCGTGGTTATTGTTGCTATAAGTCTCCATGATAGCGTTTTTAAAAAACTCTTGTGTACGCTTTCCAATTATTCCCCTGTCCAATGTTTGAGTAACTTAGGATCAACTAATTTGTCTTGTTTAGTTTTACCTCTTGTCGCGTCCTCAAACGGTAATAAGTCTATATTGAATACACAGAGTATACAATTAGGCCTATAAATTTCTGTTGTTAAATCATCATCGTCCCAACTACGCCCTCGGTTATACGAGTAAGCATAATCTGCTGGGAAATGATCCCATAATTTTTTACCAAAGTCACCCCATCTCCAGGAGTGATAGTTATCTGTTCCGTCTGTATATGTAAACCATATTTTCTCTTTATGTTCTAGTACATCTTCCCATATACATTCTGCTTGATCATCGGACCATACTTGGCAACTGCCATTAGTATATGCTCCGTGTGCTAATTTAAATCTTCTTGATTTCATAGGACGTGGGTCCTGCCACCAACTTCTTAACTTAGTTGGCCTTTCCATATTGTATGTAAGTAAAGGTTCAATATCGTTCTGTATGATTACGTCCAAATCAAAGAAGATGAAGCGTCCTGTCGGCTTATCTGCTGCAAAATTGTGAGTATTAAAGACCATTGTTTTAGGCCTGTCCCAGCATCTAGCCATGCCATATTTAAAGTCATCAGAGCCGAACCAATACTTAGGATGTATGGTATCGATATCTGGAAATGGTATAACATTAATGTTTTTATCCAGTCCCTCGGCATCATCTGTATAACAGTAAAAATGGAAGTCGTGTTTAGGATTAGTATGCCTTCTAGACATAGCGTAAAGACGATTGACAAAGTGCGGACCATACCTATTCCCCCATTTACTACAAACTACGTTTACTCTCATCCAGCCTTCCTCGCAATGACATAGTCTGTTCCGTATTGTTTACCTGCGTCTGCAAGTTGCTCGGTGAGGCGTATACATTTATAATCAAAATCTGTTAGATCAGATCTAACTATAAGTGTTGCAAATTTATTACTATTTTTCATCCAAGTAACATATTCATCTTCGTCATTAAATTCACCTTCAATTATCATTACATTTTCCATTTTTAAAGTTAGCATTTTCCATCCTGTTCATTATGTAGTATTATTGGATTTAATTTTAATAAGTTATTAAAATATCCTTTATAAAAATCATTTGTAAAAATAGTTTCTAAATCATTATTTACGATACTATTTTTATCCCAATCATACAATAGTTCTGTTTTATGTTCCGGACTTTTATATGATGTCGTTATATTTAGTGCAACCGTTTTGCACGGGAAAACCTGTCCCTCTGCACTAAGATAAAACTGATTATTAATTTTGCCTTCGCACTTAATATGTGGAGCAAATTTAACTTTCCTTTCTCTATATATATCGTCCTTTTTCCTTGTTTTTAAAGTTTCCAATTCTATAAGTTTATAGTCTGGCATTTCCTGTTTAATTACTTTCTTAACAGGTTTCTTTTCCTCAGGTACTTCGTTGTTATATACAAACCCTGTGAACATATATTGTTTACAAAGTTTCTTTGCTTTTTGTATATCATTATCCAATTGATTTGTATGCGTATATGCCCAGAATACTCTTACACCTGAGTCTAATAGCGCCTTAGCATTTTGTAGTACCTTTTTATCTGGATTACCTGTGTTTATATTAAAAGTAATATTACCTAATTCTTTAAATAAAGTTCCTGTATTTTTCCACCAGACTTCATCGTGTGTCAAACCATTTGTATCTAAGTCAACACTTATTACCCACTCTTTTACAAAGTAATGGACTATGTCTACAAAGTCAGTATTGTCAACAGCATCTCCATTCAATCCTTTTAATTTTATTCTTTTAAGTTTTGCTTTCAATAAAAAGTCTGGATTGAAAGACTCTTTTATTTGTTCATATGATAAATTACTTTCACCATCAGATAATTCTATTTCAACCTTTTGTGGTAGATAAGGATAAAGGTCCGTTTCTTTGTTGTACATAATGGCAATTTGAGCCGGTGTGAAATCCTCGTACCAGTGAGGTAATGCGACGACCTTCCCATCTAATGTTTCTGGATATGTCGCTGTACTGTCTTGCAAGAAAGGTAAAGTTCCTTCCTCAATTAAAAACTTTTCATGAAAGGCATCAAAATTATATAACAGGTCATCTTCATTGTTATCCCATTCTTCTAATATTTTTTCTATTTTGTCATTACGGTAAATAAAGTAACAAAGATTACCGTCCTGAAGTCTAATCTTCTTGTTGGCCTTATAAGTCTCTATGTCCTGTATAGAGTTAATTAATATATTAGGAGTAACAAACAAACAAGCACTATTAGG